TCCTGCTTCTTCCTCTTTTGCATCAGCCTTTGAATCGCATTCGCATGCTTCCAAAGCCTTTCCGCAGTCTGCACATGGTGCAGCCTTTGCAACTTCTTGAGTATTAGCATCTGCCTCTGGAGCGACCTCTGACTTTGTTACTTCTACTGGTGCTTCTGTTTCAATAACTTCCGCAACCGTTTCTGTGTTTTCTGTCATAGGACTTACCTCCTTGTTAATCTTAGAAGGATTAATGCCTTTAGCACTATCAACTAAGAATTTTATCATTGTTGTTTTTTCACTATCCGTTTTTTCAACGAACCCTATATTTTTCATTGGTTCTCCTGAGACTGGGCT